CAACAGCAGTTTGTGTTACAGCAGTAATTATATATTTAGTTGCATTACCAGCAATAGTAAAAGTTTCTTGTATTTGAGGTGCAGAACTAAATCCATCTACGGATAATGTGTTTCCTGTTTGACTAGCGCCATTTACTAATGGTGTTCCTTTTTGAAATACAGTAGTAGTTGTAGAACAATCAAGAGTTATAGAATCATCATTAGCAAATCTTTCTAAAAAATATTTTGTACCAGAAGGTACTACTCTTTTTACTATAACAAATAATTGATCATTTAATGCAGCTATACTATGATATTTATCTCCAGTTTGTGTTTCCCACATAGTCCAACCAGCTATTTTTTCATCACGAATAGAATGAAATACAGCTAATTTACCATCATCATTAGTTCCACTATTTAAGAAAAAAGCAAATTGTTCTGGTTTAGTTTCATTACCTGTCATCATAGATAATTGTTTTGGGCTATCTATTAAATGCGAAGCTAATACAGATACACTTGTAGATCTATATGCTTGTTCAATATCAGAAAAAACATATTCTCTAATTGATTTACCATTTTTTTGACTAAATAAAGAAGCACCATCAAAAGGTATAGGTGCAGCTCTATTGCAGCCATATGGTGTTTGTCTAAGAAACGCTATACTTGTTGGAGTAATTGCAGCAGACTGAGAAGATACTGGTACATAGTATTCACCACTATCAGTAAATATTTGTAAGTTTCTTGATGAAACAAAATGTCTAATTTCATTTACTGTATCACTTGCAATAACAACATTAATAGCTTCATTTGCTAAACCTGTACCAACATCAAAGTTAAAATAACCTCCTATTTGACTAGCAATAACAGCAGAAGGATTATCTCTTATTCCACCAAACCATAATCTATTATCATGGAATGATACAGCTTGAGGATATCCTCTAGGTGTAGAAAATAATTCTTCTTCCCAATCATTATGTGGGCCAGTACCACCAGATATAGTTTCAATAACTGTTGCTGTAACAACAGTAGGGCTTGTATATCCAGTTATTTTAACTTGAGATCCATCTATTTTTAAATAATGATTTACATAATCATTTGAAAAAATACCAGTTGACGCAGTAATTGTTCTACCAGCTCCTGTTGCAGATGTGCTTAAAGTTAAAGTTACACTTGCATCTTCATATTTATAAAATGGCGCATAAGTTTTATATGCACCAGAAACTACTACATCTTCATCTAATTCAAATTCATATGCAGCTACAGTAAATGTACTAGCAGAAGTTCTAGTAATTTTTCTAGGGTAATTATCTCTATGTGTTAAAAATACTGTGTCACCAAACTGTGCAAAATTTAATTCAAATAATTGAGCAGTAGTCCAATTACAATTAGAAGTTATATTAGATTGTATTACAGCACCAGCATTAGAATAAACATCAAGTCTATTGTTTGATAAAACAAATAAAGCTACTTCATCATTAGAAAATACAAAAGGAATTATTCTACATTCTCCAGGCATTGTAGCCATATACTCTGTAGCTGGTCTACGCATAACTCCACCTTCATCTAGTAAATACCAGTTGCGTACTTGTTTACCACCTTCAAAATATGCTTTAGCATCAGTTCTAGCATTGAGTAAATTATTAATCTCTCCAGCTGAAAAGTTAGTATATACTTGTCTTATTTTTCTAGGCATTATCCGACCACAAGTCCACTACGACTGCTTCTTCTTTCTGTTATAAATCTATCAGTAGAAAGTGTTTTTGTAGTAGTTTCTTGTGAATCAGTGTTTTTAGCTATTAATAATTGTCTTTCACTTAGTTGATCAAACTCTCTAACTAGAGCTGCGTCTCTTGCTACTGATCCACCAAATATACTAGCTAGTTTATATTCTACTGCTAATCTAAAATGAGGAGGAAACTGATCTTCGCTTTGTCTAAAAATATAATCCATAATTACTGCATTTTGAGATCCAAAACCATCTAAGTAAATTTTATCTTCGTATCTACTATATTGGATTAAAGCATCATTAACTGTAACTGCTAAAATTTTTAAACATTCAGGATTAGCTGGTATTTGATAAGCGTATTCAAATCTACCAGTAGGAGCATTAGCTAATAAAGATAGTTGTTGTTGTCCAGTAGCAAATCTCCAATTATGTCTAGTTAAAGTAGATTCTACTACTTCTTCGTAAATTGTATTTGTTACAAGAGCTTCTGTTGTATCATCATTAAATGATGAAATAGGATTTGATCCTATCATTACTAATGCTCTTGAAGCTATATCTACTTTAGTTACTGCCATATTAAGCTCTTTGTCTTAATTGTACTCCACCTTCTACATTAGGAATTATAATAGATAAATTTTTTCCACTAATATTAGATATTTTATATTTTGTTGCTAAATAACCTACTGCTTCTTTAAACTCTTTACTTCTTGATTTTGGATCATCAGATTCAACAATACTATCTAATATTGCTAATTGTGTTCTTACATCATCAATTTCTTTTGTTGATAATTGTTTAGCACTTGCAACAACATTTGCATTTTTACCTTTATATATTGTAGCAAATCTACCATCTGATCTTCTTTCTTGTGTAAATTCCTGTTCTGGTTTTGAATTAAATTTTGTAATAGATTGTGTTAATGCTAATGCACCAATTCCAGCTGCTATTGGGCCACCTATTAAACCTCCAGTTGCTCCTACTGCAGCACCTTTCATAAAATCACCCATAGCTTGATCTGGACTTGTTTTTTTTCCTTTTAATGCTCTTATAGCTTTAGCTCCTTTTTCAGCAGCAAAACCACCAGCAACACCACCAGCAGCTCCACCTACTGCCGCAGTAGTAACAAGTGCTTTTCTACCAACTTCTTTTGTTTTTTTTACTGCTTTTTTTACAGTAGCATTTTTAACTATTTTTTTTCCAGCTTGTACTGTGCTTGCAGCAGCACCAGCAGCAACATCAGGTATATCTGCTGTTTTACCTTTTTTATTTAATGCGGATTTTACTCTTCTTCCTTTAGTTTCTAAATCTTTTTTCTTTTTTTTAACAGCAGAAATTGCTTTGCCAACTATTTTTTTTCCTACACCTATTGCTGCACTTATTGCCATAATTTCTCCTTATTTGACTAGAGGGGGATAACCCCCTCATAGCTGTTAATCTCCTTATGCAAGAGCTACTGTAGTTACAGTAGTTGCTCCAGTTTCAGAAGTAACTGTAATTGTGTCCATTTCGTGAGTACCACCTACACCGATTGAACAAAGGATAACATCACCTTTGCTTAATTCTTTGTAAGCAGAATTGAAATAACCTGAAGCTACAACAGTTGCTTTAGCATCACCATCAGTATAAAACCATAGTGAGTTTCCAGCACCCATTCCAGCAATTTTCTTAATCGGATTTGAAGTTTCGTATGCCATTATTTATCTCCTATTCCGCACACTTCTGTACTCTAATACCATTAGTATCAATTAGAATTGATCCCATGGATAGGTAAGAAGTCATTAAGTGAGATACCTTTTCAGGTATGTAGTTTACTTCAGTTCTAACTTCAGATCCTACACCTAGACCCATTGATGACTTGTGCCATGCAATAGTGTGTCTATCAGTAGAGCCAGATGAATCTAGACCAGAATGAACAAATACTAAGAAACCTAAGAATTTTTTCGCTGTGTAATTCATACCAGAGAAAGGTAATTCGTTAGATCCAATGTATTCCATTCTTGACCATTGATCGTCATCTAATAAGTTAGACCATTGGTTAGGGCCGATTGCCCAATATCTTTGACCATCATCAGGAACATCATTAGTTCCGAAAAGCGCTTGCATTTCTTGGAACTTATCTACGTTCATGTCAGTTGCCACAGTACCACCTTGTGCACCAGCGTTATTAGCTAGTGTAGTAGCAGAACTCATAGCATCTGTAATGATAGAATCAGTTTTACGACCAAGAGCATATGCTGCATTATTTGCAACAACAGATCTTTCGTCAATGTTGGTTTTAAGCTCGTCTAGTTTGTCTACGTAATCAGACGCATAGAAATCAGCTAGAGTTGCAGTAACATTTGTGTGAGAAATGTTCATAGCAACTACTTCTGCGTGTCTTGCTTTGCTTGTAGCTTCACCTGTTCCAACTTTTTGGAATTTTACAGATTCGCCACTTACTCCGTTTACAGTACGCACTAGGCTTTTTAGCTTACTACCCATTCTTTGATATGCCATATGCACTTCAGCTTCGAACTGAGTGATAAAAGCATTAGTAATAGAAGCAGACATTTTAACCTCCGTATGCTTGTTAAGTTTACCTAGATTGTCTCAGAGGAGTTTGATATGTTATCTTTACAGGCATATCTAGGGCCTTAGAGGTCTATTTATTCTTTACTGACATTTTTTTTAATATTTTTCAACTCACAAATATTAACAACGTTTTCTTTAGGAATGACACAAGTATCACCAATATCTGTATCATTATATGTCATATATAAAATTAATACGTCATCATCATCTTTTAACACATATCCTTCACTATAATTTATAGCTGGTTTTAATTTTTTACCTTCAATAGGATCTAGCCATTCAGCAAAAGATTGTGCGTCACGCCAAGTAGCTTTAACTCGCCTTCTGATTTCCGTAGTACTTTTCATATAAGTTACTTATTTTATTAATATAAGCTTGATCTCTATCTCCATCTTTCCAATATCTAGGATCTTTCATCATAGATCTAAGATCATCTAAACTAGGAGCAGCGTCAATAGCTGTTTCTGTTTGTGGTATTGGTGCATCTTTATTAAGTTTCATTATTTCTTCTAATGCTTTTACACCTTTAGCTGTGCTAGCAAATTCAGATATAGCATCATAAGAATCAGTAGATAAATTTTTCTTACTCCACAAATCAGCAGCTTCTATTCTTGCATTTGCATTTTCACCTAATAATTCTTTTTCATTATCAAAATCAGGTAAACTTCCTATCTCATTATTAACAAATGCTTCTATACCTGTATTAAATTGATCTTGAGATAAACCAGCTTCTTTTGCTGTTTTTTGCCACCATTGTAATAAAGGCATTTCAGGATCAATATCCATTTGTACATTTTCTGGTATCTCAGGCATACTAATTTCATAATTTTCAGGAACTTTAGACCTTACTTCATTAGCCATATCTTCTCTAATTTGTTTAGATAAATCTTCTGTTCTTGATCCTAATTTTTTTTCTAATGAATTATAACTACTAGATAATTCTTCTATATTAATTTCATTAGTATCTTTGTTCCAAAATTTATCTTGAACAAAGTCTGGTTTAGAACTTTCTTCTGTTTGTTCTGTTTGTGTAACTACTTCTTCTTCCATTCTTTACCTCGCTTAATTCTATTTTTAATTTGTTGCAGCATAAATCGTTGTCCTTCTAAATGCCATAATACTCTACTATCAGCAGTAGGATTTACTGTAGTATTCATAACAATACTATCGAAGTATTCCAATATTTTTTTACCATCAGGATCAGAAAAAACTGCAGCGAATATTTGATCTATTTCGCTAGTATCTTTTTTATTGTCCTTGTGGCGATTGACTAGGGATTCCCAACTCATTTTGTGCCATATTAGACTGTTGTGCCATGTTTTGCAACTCTTGTATCATTTGTTGTTGCTCTTGTGGATCTCTTATTAATTTTTCTGGTAAACCTAATTTTTCTGCTAAATATCTAGCTACTTCATCTTGTTTAACAATCATATTAAGAATTTGTGGGCCAAATGTTTGAGCTAATATTGCATTAAAATTATTAACTACTGCAACATCTTGTTGATGTTGAGCCTGAGCTAATGGCGATTGAGATATAATAGTTACTTCTCTGTTATCAATTTTTGGTATTTCAATTCTACCTTGTTTAGATAATATTCTAATTACTCTACGAAGTAATGGTGTTACAAATTCTGATTGTAGTCTACCAAATGATGATCCAATCTGTCTTGATAAATCTGCCATTCTTTCAGATACTTCAGTAGCAGACATTGGTGTACCTTCTGGTCTACCAAGTGTTTCCATGTATAATGCTTTCTTAATATTTTGACGCATATCAGAAAGTATTAACTGTGCTACATCAAATCTTCCAGCACCAGCTAAAGGTGTAAGACCTCTACTATTTGGAGCTACAGGAATTAAAGCACCTGGCACAAGATTTATATTATCAGGATTAACAACACCATCATCTTCATAAGTATATATTCCACTAATATTCATTTGTGCATTTTGTAATATTAGTTCTACTGTAAGATTAGTTGTTTTAATTGCAGCCATGCTATTAAATACAGGCCCTCTTCCGTAAACTTCTCCTGATCCTTTATTCCATCTAAATACAATATAAGGATTGCTACCAACTCCATCTAATTCTTTTTCAAAAATAATTTCTTCTTCATTCATACAAGCAACACAATATTTATATTTTTCTGTATTTGCTTCATCGTAAATTTTGTAAACACCTTCTACAATATTTGCTTTCTTAGTTTCATTATTTTCAATAGCTTTTAACATCTTTTCAGACATTTCTGCTTTAGGATAAGCAGTCATCAATTGATTGTAAGCTATTTGTCTTTTTCTAAATACTGTATCTACTCTATTATCTGGCCCATTGTTTAACATAACTTTAGGCAAAGGTATTGCTGTAAACTTAATAGGATTTAATGCGTCGCCTTCTTCTACTAACATTACACCAGTGCCAATAGCACAATCCATAAATGCTTCATGTACTTCTTGATTAAAATTAGATCCAGCTAATATCTCAAAAACATATTTAGTTATTTCATCTAATGCTTCATTAACTGCTGGTTTTTGATCTTCTGGTATATCAGTACCAGCTTCAAAGTTTGCCCATCTACCATAAGTAGGAACTATACCAGCTTGTAATCTACTAGCAAATTCTTGAATACCTACTACTGCAGTTTCATCAAATATTTTATCAGTCCTTCTTTCTCCTATTGTTTCTTCATAAAAAGATTCTCTTGAAGGCATTGTATATTCATATGCTTCTTCATATTTATCTTTCCAATGATCAAAGATTGTTTCTGCATCTTGATATCTTTTAAAAAAAGTTTTAAATTTTCCGTCAGTATAACCTGATGAAATATTTTTTTCTGCTAATGGAATAAATGCCATTATAGACCTCCAATCATTCTACCTTCTATTACTCTTTTTTTCCCACCAAAAAATTTTCTTGTTCCTTTTACTGCTGCTTCTTTTCTAGCTAAAGCTGCTTTTCTTAAATTTGCTTGTTGTACTCCTTCTGCTTCACTAGCTTCTGCTTGTGCTTTAGTATCTTGTATTGTTGCGTCAGAAGTATCTCTATTACTTTTAGCTGCATAAGAAGTAGATGATGTTTCTCTAATCATTCCTTGATTAAAACTTTTAACATAATTATCATATGATGCTTTTCTTGATGCTTGTGCACCTAAACCTAATACAGTTGAAACAGGGAAAGGAGCTAATACTGACAAAGGAAGCAAAGACATCATTTGTAACTTTTTTTGTTGTTCAAACATTTGTTTAGAAATAGGTATTTGGCCCATAACAGTTGATTCACCACTACCCATAGAAGTACCCATCATTCCAGTACTTGATATTATTTGATTACCTACAACATTTTGAAAACTATCTTTTTCAGGATTGTATGTTCCCATTCCAGCTTCTGCCATTCTTTTTTTAGCTGCTGTTGATGCTGCTTCACCATACATTTGAGGATTACTAATTTTTCCACCTGTTTTAGGATCTCTTGTTGCAACATATCCCATGTTTGGGCCACCAATACCACCTACTGCAGTTAAACCAATATCTTTTTTTACTTGCTTAACAATTTGATTAGTTTGATTATTGTTATTATTATTGTTACTTCCACCACCTCCTCCACCAGAAGATGAACTTGTACTTGTTTTACCACCCATTAGTTTTCCTTGCCTTCATAAAAAAATCCTTTGCCACCAGCTCTAGAAAATAATGATCTCATTCCAACCATACCTTTTGCTTTTCTTTTTTTTAATTTTTTATCTTTAGCTTCTAATTTTTCTTGCTCTTCTAATTCTTCTTTTCTTCTTTTTTCAATATCTTCTCTAACTGCTTTGTCTGCAGCAGTTTCTTGATACTTTGGTTTTCTAAATGCACCCATAGTTATAAGTCTATTTCACACATTCCATTTTTTTTCAACGCACAATATAGCTGATTAGGTGTAAATATCCAAAATCTAGACCAACCTATCATTCTTTGTACATAACTAACGCAGCTATGTTCTTTTATCCATGATCCCATAATTGTTGGAAAACTAGGAATAGTGTCTTGCACAGGTACTTTTAAAATGTGTCCTTTTTTTGTTTTAATTAATCTAAATATTTTATCTACTTCTTCTTCATTTAATAATTCTATATTTAATTTACCAAATAAAAACTCAGCAATAAGCCATATTTTTTTTTCAGGATCATAACCTATTACTCCACAATGTTTAAAACCTTTTTTAAAAAATTTAGTATGCCTATGATAATCTCTATTTTCGTAGAAATATACTAACCATTCATTCTGTTTTGCCATACACTTCTTCTTTTTTTATCACCAAATATACTCCAACCTCTTGTCTTAACAACAGTAGGATTTTTAGCTTTACCAGATATTAATTGTTTACCTTCACCAGCTCCTAATAATAAATACTGTAATGCGTCATGGACATGGGAATATCTATTTTTCATTGGCTTTTCGTCATACCTATCACCTGAAGTCTGCATTCTTCTGTAGAAATAACCACCATTAAATCCTTTTTTAAGATTAATACATCTATGATCTACTAAGAAACCAGCAGATCCTTCTACTAATCTAGCTAATGAAGTTTCAACAGCTTCTATTCTAAGAGCTACATCATTACTATGAGTAGGTTTACCCATTATGCCATTTTGTCGCAGTATTTGAAATGGTGTAGTTTCATCTGTTTGAGCTCTAAAATCTCCAGCTGGATCACCAAATACTTCTATATCTAAATTTCTATAATTCTTTGCAAACTCATATTTTAATAACTCACTAAATCTTGCAATACCCATATCAAAACATACTAATTCTTGTAATATTAACCATCTACCATTAGGTAACTTTTGACCGAACACTGCAGCTGGTGTTAAACCAAAGTCAATACCAACATAAACTGTTGTTTGAGCTGGCTCTAGATCTTCTTTTGATAAATGTATTTCCATATTCCAGTTAGGATATACTGGTTTACCTTCTTCTAAAGATCCTAGTTTATTCATTACATAAACATCAATCCACCCTTTCATCTTACCTTTAATAATATTGTTATAATAATCTTGTGTAAGATTGTTTTGATTTTCGCATTTATTATTTCTTTTATATCCTTTGAGTGTACCATCTTTATTTTTATCTTCTAACAAAGCAGATGGCTGCGTATAAAAATTCCAATTCTCAGGCTTAACTAACATCAAAGCTTCATCTCTAGATAGATGATCTGGTACTGGTACATCACCAGCCATAATAGGCCACCAATGATCTTCTTCTGGTGCGTTTGTATCTGCAATAACTCCATACCAAGAAGCACCACCATCACGCATACTAGGATATCTACCTACCCTCATAGTACAAGCGTCAATAATGCTCTTAGGAAGCTCTCTGGCTTCGTTTACCCATACTCCTGTTAGTTCTAACGATAAAAGCTTTTTAACATCCTCAGGCCTATCTAAAGCTAAGAATATGACCTCTAATTCTAGCTCACCTACATTTATTCTATGCGTATAAGGTACTGACCAAGAAAATGTACCCCATTCATTCTCAGGAAACCAGTCTAACCACGTCTTGATAGTAGTCGTTTTAAGTTGCGGATTAGTATTCCGAATAACGGCCCATCTACTTTTTCTTTTCCCTTGGGCATTTTTCTCTTGTTGGAGAGCACGTCTAAGTACCTCAATAGCACAAGCGACAGACTTGCCACTTCCTACTGGCCCTCGTAAACCTCTAAAAAACTCATTCCCCTTTAGAAAGTTCTTTAAGGTATTGCCATCTGGTTTGTAACTTAGCTGTGCCATTTATACTAGATTCTTGTCTATCGCTTCTCTTAGCAATTTTTCTCTGACTTTTGGGCCAAGGCTTTCTATCAATTTGTCGCATTCCCTGTCCGTTACTGAAGCTTCGGGAAGGAATTTTAGATGTACCTTTCTTACGATCTGTCTTAGCTTCCGTCTTTCTGCTAGAGAAATGTTGAACAGCTGCCTGTTCTCCAGATTCGTTACGTCGTCTGTTTTGTCTATACTCATACAAAAACTCCTTAAATAAATCCCAATCAAGATATATCATTGGAGTAGAAAAGTCTCTTTTTAATATTAATAAATCAGCAGATCCTTTCCATTTATCTAATTGGGCGAAGCCCTCGCCATTTTTTCTAGCTTTGACTTCAATGTTAGTTCCTTCAAAAAGATCAGATACTTGAACGTCATGAGGGAACGCAGCAATAGCACCAGATAAAGGTTGTCGTCTAGCATTAAACCCTTCAGCTTGAAAGAGTTTTACTATTTCGTTCTCTACTCTAGTACCCTTTCTTTTTGCTTTGCTTGACAACTTTCATTCCTTTTTTCTTTGCTGTTTCTTTTGCTTTTTTCTTTCCAGCAGCAGTATATGGAAATTTCATTTTACCAACTTTAGGCATTTTTGACCTCACTTTCTTTACTGACTTTAGACTTTAAAACTTGACTACGCAATACTATTCTATCTTCATAAGCTTTATCTAACTTATTCATTAATACTTTGTTTATTTCTTTAATATCTTTTACTTCGTCTTGAAGTATTCTTACAGTAGTCGTTAAATCATCAATAGTCATAGTTTTCATTCCTTATTTTTATAAAATTTTTTTAGGTAAACTACAACTATATTAGAAATAAAATATTATTTCAATTCACTTACTAACAGTTCCACGCTCTAAGTGATTTATTAATTCTAGAATCAGGATCTCTTGCTGTTTTTGCAGAAGTCAGCTTCTTTTTCATACCTTTCATTCTTGCACAGAATGATTTTCTTCTCTTATTGCCCTTTTTCTTAGAAGGTGCTTTAAGATTGCCACCAGTAGCTCTGTTATAACTAGCTCTACCTTTGGCATTTAATCCACCACTTGGATTTTTTCCTTCTTTTCTTTGCCATGCTGGAGTTGCCATTAGAAACTCCTAAACTTTTTTACTTTAGCTGCTATACCTTTAGGTTGCTTAGACACTTGTTTGCCTTTTTTCTTTGTTTTTCTTTTAGCAGCAGTAGTTCTAGCGTATTCACTAGGAGATAAAGCTTTAATAGCAGCACTTGGCAAATATCTTTCACCTGTTTCAGATGATTTCTTACCAGATTTGGTACGCCATTTCTGTTTACCCCATGCTTTTAGCGATTGCTGTGATCTTGCAAGAGCCATTATCTATATCCACCACCAGCAGCTTTATATCTTTTTGCTAATAGTTGTGCTTTTCTTGCAGACCATTGTCCACTAGCTGTACCTTGAACAGCAGATGACTTAATAGACTGAAACAGTCTTTTTCTAAGAGTAGGCTTGGTATAATTACCAGCCTTATTTACTGTACTTTTTTTCTTCATAACTTTTATTGCCTTGCAAGGCGTGAGAGAAACCCTCTCTTGGTTTATCGTCTAAAGACACTTTACCTTAAATCTTAGAAATATTTTTGTCTACGCACATATGTTTACTTTTTTTAACTCTGTTGTGTGTATGACATCTTTAATACTAACCACTTGTTAGTTTTTAACCCCCACCCTCTCGTTCTAGCTAAGATCGATACTAACCTTTATATCTCCGACTACTTGGTGATTAACTTTGTCTGGTGTACGTAACCCAACTCTATCTAGTATATCCTTACTAGCTTCTAGCTGTACATACTCTGATTTAGCATTGTTACTAAGTTGTACTAACTTATTACTTGCTGTTACTGCACCTAGACCTATCGTTCTTGACACACATTCCATCATGTATCTTTGTACTTTTGGGAGACGTAGTGTACGAG